ATTTTGTAAGACATGTATGGACAAGCTAACCTCCCTAAACAGCGTATTCCTTTATCCCAGAAGACCAAGAAGTGGAGGGAAGAATGTGTCGAAGCTTACATAGACTTATCTAAGTTTGGGGTCAGTGAACGGAGATCATATCTCAAGTCACTGTACGACTACTACAACGGGGTAATCGATGAACAGGACTACCGGTATGTGCTCAAGCCTTACGGTAAGACTAGGAATAACTTCCCATCTAAACTGCGCAACTACCCTATCATCAAGCCTATCGTAGACTTGCTTCTCGGAGAGAAGTCGAAGAGACCTCTAAACTATACTGTAACAGTACAGAATGGAGACAGTACGTCTGTAAAAGAGCAGGAGAAAAACAACAGATTGCTGCAGTTTGTAAGCAACATGTTCATGGAGGTTCAGGAAGGTCAAGAACAACCTCAAGGGCCTGAACAAATAATGGAGGAGTTTGAGAAGAGTTACGTAGATAGGCGTGCTCTTACTGGACAAGCTGCTATTAACTACATAATGCAGCAGGAAGAAATCAAACACAAGTTTCAAAAAGGTTTCTTCCATTACCTAGTTACTGGGGAAGTATACTCTCACAAGGGTGTCATTAGGAATGACCCGTTCTATGAGATCCTCAACCCTCTAGATATAGACTATGACAAAGACCCTGACCTTGAATTCGTAGAAGATGGGGACTGGGCTATGGTGCGTAAGTACGCACACGCATCTACAGTCATAGACACTTTTGGGGAGTCACTGACAGACGAGCAAATACTAGAGCTCGAAAACCCACAGCAAACATCAGCTGATTCTTACTTGCTATACAGAGCTGAAGCTAACGGTAGCGATGAAAACATCTACCGCAATAGACTCATAGAATGCATCACTGTATACTGGAAAAGCCGTAAGCGTATCGGGTTTGTTACCTATCCAGATCCCATGACCGGGGTATCTGAAGAGATGATGGTAGAAGAAGGCTTCCGTCTCCCAAAAGAGATGAAAGACCTTGGGGCTAAGATTAGGTACGAGTGGGTCAATGAAGTATGGGAAGGAACTCGCATAGATGGGAGATTCTATATAGACATCAACCCTATAGCTAATCAACGCACATCACTAGACAATCCGTCAAAGTGCAAGCTCCCAATAAACGGGAGAAAGTATTCAGATGTAAACTCAGACAACATCTCACTGGTTAGCCTTGGGATCCCGTATCAGCTGAACTACAACATCTTCAAGTATCGTATGGAACTAGCTATCGCAAGATCTAAAGATATCATAGCTCAGTTTGACATCAACATGATTCCCAAGAAGTGGGACATGGACAAGTTCATGTACTTCGTAGAAGGTACAGGTATCGCATGGGTTGACTACAACAAAGAAGGTATACAGCTATCTCCGCAGCATCAGTCTGTGCTGGATATGTCTATCAAGACTATAGACCAATATCTGCAACTGCTCGAATCTATACAGCTAGAGTGGGAAAAGATATCGGGGGTCAATAGACAAAGACAAGGCGGGATTGGGCCGTACGAAGGTAAAGCAGCATCTCAGCAAGCTATCGTACAGTCAAACCACATCACAGAAGACCTGTTCCACAAGTTTGCACGATTTGAGCAGAGAGAACTTCAAGGTCTGCTTGACTACTCTAAAGAAGCTTGGGTAGCCGGTAAGAAAGGTATGTACGTACTCCCAGATACAACCATACACACATTTGACATAGACTCTCTTAAATACATGGAAAGTGAGTTTGGGATATTTGTGTCAGACTCTGGTAGAGATCAAGACAAGCTCGAACAAGCTAGAGCTATTGGACAAGCCATGATTCAGAATGGGGTCCCATCATCTGCAGTACTGGATATGTTTGATACTGAGAACTTTACAGGTCTTAAAGATAAGATTCGTAAAGCAGAGAAAGCTCAACAAGAACTAGCGAAAAAGCAGCAAGAGGCTCAACAACAGCAGCAGCAACAAGCTATGCAGATGGAGCAGCAAAAAATGCAGACAGAGATGCTTAATAACGAGAAAGACCGTCAGGTTGAAATCGAGAAAGCGCTTATTGCTGCAGAAGCTAAAGACCAGAGTGACAAATTGCAGCTAGATATGGAGAAAATGCTGCGAGACTTTGAAGTCAAAGAACAAGAGATAAAGCTTAAAGAGAAAGCACTCGACAAAGAAGGTGACACTATCCCTAACGGAGAATGACGAACGAAGAAAGAAGAAGGATAGTTAATCAGGCAAAGCTTGATGGGTATCAGGGTAGCTATGTAGATCTGTTTAAACAAGGTCCGCAAAACCCTGAGGGTATGAACTATGCAACTACCCCAGAGCAAAAAGAACAAGGACTAAGACCACTCCACGAAGCCGGGAGGACGGACGCATCTATGACATTCCCTGATGTTCCTCCTAATACCCCATTCAATACAGTCGGTATGAAAAAGCCGATTGATATTAAGAAGTATGATAAGCAGGGACACTTAGTCAAGTCATACGAGTCTGTTCCTCCCGGTATTCAAAACTTAGACACTGGCCCTAACGAAGGGACAGTCATTGAGACTCCTGCACGTATGCAGAAAGGTGGAGGGCTAGATGAAGCTGCACGTCTTATCAGAGAACACAACTTAAAAGAAGACAGTACGTTTGAAAACATAGTGGAGATGTTCGACCCAACAGGAATATCTGCTTGGGACGATGCTTATAGAGCGTATACTTCTATGAAAGCTAGAGGAGCTTCATTCCCTAATATGGATGAAGGATTAGATATGCTAGGAGCAATTCCAGTTATGGGCAAAGCTAAAGCTGCTGTCAACTTGTATAAAAAGTCTAATAAACCAATACGATACGGACTTACTGAAGCATATAACAAAGTATTTAGGCACACAGGAAGAGCTGCTAGTATTATTGACGGAATAGAGGACGAAACAGGATTTCTAGACAGAAAAGAACAAAACAAACCAGTTCAAAGACAGACCGGAGGGTACAACCCAGGAGAGTACATGAATGAGATGCAGCCCAAAGTGTTCCCTAATCAAAAGAGAGATGCTCAATGGGTTAACTATGCTACTGAGCATGACTTTGCAGGGAGATTCCCAGGGGAGACAAGAACCAACGAGCAGATTGGGTTAGAAAGATCTAATAGAAATACTGTCCCACTTCCACCTACTCCTACAGTTCCTAAAGAACTAAGAGTAAGAGCACAAGAAGGAGCAACACGCCAGGATAGCTTAGACCTATACAATAATCCTGCAATTAGTTTTCAAAAAGGTGGTCCTAAAGCTGAAGAAGGTGACCCTACTGAAGACAAGCCAGTGCTTGACGCATTTATGATGGAGAAGTTCATGGCGGATAAGAAAGGCGGGGATCCTGAAACTTGGAGAGCAGTTGCTGATACTATCGGGTATCATGAGTCAGGACCATGGGGAAGAATGGACCCCAAAGCAACGCAAGTACCTAGTGGAATAGGACGAGGTATCTTCCAGTTTGAAACTACTCATTCTGAATCATTTAAAACTGCCAAACAAAGGCATAGAAATGTAGCTAAGGCAATGGGGGTAAAACCAGACCCAGGCATCCTAAAAGCAAATAACGCAGACGAACTTTCTAGAGAGCAGCAGTACTTGCTTTTCTACGGCAATATGTACGAAAGCCCCGCAAAACTTTCTGATTATACTTCAGGAAATCTCCCGCTTGTAGACTTGTGGTTACAAAGTCATAAGAGAAAAGAAGCAGAAGGAGATAGAAAAGCATTTGAGAGCTCCAGACTTGATGCAAAAAGAAATCTTAGGAACTATCCATCAATAGGAATAGCACCTAATACTACTGCTAGTGTTGATGCTACACGTACTGTCAGTCCTCAGCTCCAGAGAGCTTTTGACATTCTGAAAAAAGACAACTAACAAGACCAGTGACATATAGTAATAACTGGTATAAAAAATATTTTTACAAAATCAAACCGTAAAACACTAAATACCTTTGTGCAATGACAGACCCAAATGACAAATTAGACTTCAACTCGATATCGTTCGATGACGTTATCGGTGACGGGGCTCCGGGCCTTGATGTAGTTGAAGAAACCTTGCCTCAAGAAGTTGAGCAAGAAGAACCAATTGACAACGAACTAGACGAGGATGTTAAAAAGCGTGGGGACGAAGATGCTGATGATACAGATGATTATCAACGTCCACAAGAAGAAACCTACGTAGAGGATGAATACGAAGGTGAAGAATCGGACTTACCTATCTCTAATCAAATCTCTGATATTCTAGGCTATGAGATCGAGAACGAGTACGACGATACAGTCGAAGGCCTGACAGAATACGTAAGAGATATTTCTCAAGAAGTTGCAGAGAATCAGATACAAGAACTGTTCGAGCAATTTCCAGAAGTTCAACGACACTTAGACTATGTGCTTGCAGGAGGAGAGTCAGATCAATTCTTTCAAGCACATAATCCCCAGAATGACTTTGGTAATCTCCCAATGAGTGAGAAAGATACCATGACTCAAAAGGCTGTACTGTCTCAGTACTTCCAGTACAAAGGTCATGACGAAGCTTTCATTCAAGATATGCTGGATGACTATGAAGACAGTGGTAAGCTCTTTGACAAAGCTAATCTTGCTAAGGACAGCTTAGCTCAAGTACAGCAACAGCAGCGTGAAGAGATGTTCCAGCAACAACAGGAGCAATATCAGCAGCAAGAAGAACAACGAGAA